CTTTCTACGGGCTTTTTGCTCGATTGTAACGAAGGAGTCGGAGGCGTGAAGGAGATCTTCATCGCACCTTGGAACTCATTCGCTGCCGGGGTGACTCAGGACGTGGACGGCATAATCACGGGGTTCACCGTCACTTCACCTGTGACCGTGTTCCGCTATCAGCCGAACCGAAACACCGGCGCTGTCACTATTACACCAACAGCATCTCTTGAAAATGGGACGCTCTACTTCGTGCAGGCGGTCGAGTTGACGCTCGGCAAACTTGAGAACGACAAGCGCAAAGAGCTCGAGAACCTCTCGAAGGCGAAGGTCGCAGTGTTCGTTCGTCTGTACGACGATCAGATCATGATGTGCGGAACAACCGACGGCTGTTTCCTGACCGCTGGGACATACCAGTCAGGCAAGGCGAAGGGAGACCTCAACGGCTACACGCTCACTCTCACCGCAGAGGAGCCGACTCAGCCGCTCTTCCTTGAGCCGTATACTGTCGGAGACACTCCGTTCAGCAACTTCACGCCGGATATCGTGGTAGATCCAGCGTACTAATTACGCGGAGATCATTGTATGTTTTTGTAAATTTGGGGACGGCGGGGCTCATCAGCTTCGCCGTCTTTTTTTAACCTCAGAACATGATCACACTCCTCGCCAACACCATGAACCAGACGCTCTACCTCACACTCGACGAGGCGCGTCAGTACTACTCCACGCCATTCACGCACTATCTGTTCATACTTCGACATGAAGAGAACAGCGACGCGGGCGTATATTTGGCTCAAGTGCTCAATGTAGTGGCAGAAAATCAGAGGATCACGCAGGTGCTGATCAATACCACAGGGCTCACGTTGACTGGTCGCTATCGCTACGACGTATACGGACAGAACAGCGCGATCAACCTGAATCCTGCCGACGCCAGCGTGGTCGGACTCTGCGAACAGGGCCTATGCCAACTTAGTGACGGCACGAGCTTCTACACTGTGCCGGATATTGACATCAACAACGACATCGTATTCAATGGCTAACAATATCATGAACGTCTCACTCACTGACTACACGCCAGTGAAGAGCACCGAGAAGATCGACCGCTCCGGCTACGTGACATCCGGACTCGACAACCTGTTCCCCATGTACCTCCGCGATCTGGCAGAGTCGTCTCCTATTCACGGAGCGCTGTGCATCAGCATCGCGGACATGATCGCAGGGAAGGGAGTCAGCGCTGGAAGCTATCAGAACCGCGTCGACATCCTTCTCACCGAGGACATCCGACAGGGCTGTGCATCCGATCTCAAAAAGTTCGGAGGCTACTATATCGAAGTCATTTACTCAGTCGATCGCAAGACGATCGCAAAGCTCCAGCACTTACCATACGAAGAGTGTCGCATCGCTGTGAGTGGTGAAGACGAGGAGGTCATCGGCATATATCAGAGTGACGACTGGGCGAACATCCGCAAAAAGAAAAACAAGCCCGAGTTCATACCGAAATTCAACAAAGAGACCGCAGTCGATGAGCCTCGGCAGGTCTACTGGTGCTTCGACTACACAGGCGGCCAGATCTATCCGAAGCCGGACTACTTCAGCGCGGTGAACTACATCGAACTATCGAAGCAGATCGGCATCTATCACGTCTCGAACATCCTCAACGGCATGTTTCCCAGCTTGATCGTGTCCTTTTTTAACGGCCAGCAAGATGAGGACGGCATCCGTCGTATGCGGACCGACATGGAGATGCACCTCGGCGGAGCTAAGAACAGCGGCAAGACGTTTTTCACCTTCAACGAGCCGAACGCTACACCGCCGAAGATCGACAGCTTCCCACTATCGGACGCCGACAAGCAGTACGAATATCTGACCAACACCTCCCGGCAGGAGGTACTCCTCGCGCATCGCTGCACCACGCCTCTGATCTTCGGCATCCGTGACGGTGGCACTGGCTTCGGATCGAATAAAGAGGAGATGGTCATCGGTCTGGAGATCTTCACGAAGCAGGTCATCGAACCGAAGCAGCGCAAGTTGTCGCAGGGCTTCGAGTACGTGCTCAGCTACGAGATGCCAGACGTGACGATCACGATCGTGCCAAACACTCCGCTCATGACCGAGACAGGAGCCACTGCGACCACAATCGAACAGACTCCGACGGCTTCCATAGCGCCTCAACAAGCGCCTCAAGCGGCAGAACCGACCGCAGATGCGGCACCGGTCGAGAACGTGGCAGCAACCGCACTCAATGGAGCCCAGATTGCGAGCATGCTCGAGGTCATCGCACAAGTGACGAGCGGACTGATACCGATCACGGCAGCGAAGGCAGTCATGGCGGCGTCCTTCCCCATGCTATCGAGTGCTCAAGTCGACGAGATCTTCGCAGACATCAAGGAAGGCACACCTCCGACCACTCCGGCACAGCTCACGGCGACACTATCACGCGAAAAAAAAAAGGCCCGACAGTCTGAAGCGGTCGACATGACTGCCGACGACGAGCAGTACTGGCGTGACAGGCTCAAGGATCGCGGCGAAGTGATCGATCTGGACGAGTGGGAGCTGGTGCACGAAGGCGAGGCGCTACGTGATGCCGATATCGAGCGACAGTTCTGCGAGAACTTGCAAGACTATCAGCTCCAGAGTCTCGAAGGATACGCCGAACCGGACAAAAAGAGCGCATGGGGAGATCGTGGTCTGTACAAGCTGCGGTACGCATACAGCCAGAACATAAACGATAACAGCCGCGAGTTCTGCGTCGACATGGTCGGACTCTCGAAGGAGGGCACCGTCTATCGCTACGAAGACATCCAGCTCATGAGCGAGGCCGGAGTGAACAGTCAGTTCGCGCCAGCTGGCCAAAGCTCTTACGACTTGTTCAAGTATGTCGGCGGCTGCTTCTGCCACCACCACTGGAAGCGTCAGATCTACTTCCGCAAGCGTGAGCGCGGCAAGTTCCTGCCGAACAAAGGACTCGAGAATGACGAGCGCGTCGGCAACGTCCCATACGTGAAGCCGAAGGGCATCGAAGGCATCGCACCGATCAAACGAACAGATCGTGGCTCACTTAAATACGGATAAAACTCAAAAACATGGCAGAGATCCTATTCATCAGCGACGTGTACATCAAAAAGTACACACAAGTCAACGGAGCAGTTGACTCGAACCTCCTCTATCCGAGCGTATACCTCGCTCAGGACAAGTATCTGCAACCGTGGCTGGGCACGAACCTATACAACAAGCTCAAGGACGACATCGCAGGCAATACGCTGAGCGGTGACTACGAGACACTCGTCACCGAGTACTGTCAGAAGGTCGTCCTCTGGTGGACCATGGTCGAGGCTCTTCCTTCGCTCGTGTACAAGCTCGACAACGGCACCTTCGTGCAGCGATCGTCAGAAGATGGCACCGGCATGAGTGACGCCACGATGAAGGACTTCATCGTCCGCTATCGGCAGAACGCGGAGTACTACACCGGGCTCCTCTTCGACTACCTCTGCGCGAACTCGGCCGACTTCCCAGAGTACAGCTCGAATGTATGGCCGCAGCGCTCACCTTTGCAGCGTCGTCAGCCGTTCGGGTACGACTTCAGCCGGAGCATGCCAGTGAATCCTCCGGACTACTACGGTCGCCGCATCGACTTCATTCCATAAAGTGCAACCATGAGAGAGAAAAGAGACGAAAAACGAGTCTATTTGGAGAAGCTCAAGCGCTACGAGAAGGAGCTGCTCAGTCAACTGAAAAAACGATCACAAAATGAAGGCACTGTGGACAGAACTCGCTGAACTATTCAATCACACTCACACCTACGTCGTCGGCATCGGCGTCGGTCTACTTGCGAAACTAAGCTACGACATATACATGAAACGCACTCTCTCTTTCATTCAGTGGGTCGCAGTCATCGCGCTCTCTGTCTTCTGTGGGTACCTGACCTCGCAGTACTGCATGAGCAGCGGCCACACTGATCTCTCTCAGATACTGGTCCCGCTTGCCACTCTCTTCGGTGAGAAGCTGATCCAATACGTCATGGAGAACCACAAGACGATCCTCAACAACGTGCTCTCGATGTTCAAGCGCAAATGAGTGACGAGCCAAAAGACAAGCAGCGCATCGGCGAGAAGATCCGGAACTCGAAGTTCGGGACTTTTGTCCGTGATCGCGTGAAGCCCGTGGCCGGTGACATACTGGAGGTCGTCGGTGACGTGACCGGTATACAAGCCATCGAGACAGTGGGCGCGCTGATCAATGGCAAAAAGGGACAGAGCGATGAAGCCGCAAAGCTCGCGCAGGACTTCGAGAAGTTCAAGCTGGAGTTCACGCTGGAGATGCACCGGATCGACATGCAGACAGAGCTGGAAGCATACAAGACAGAAGTCGAAGATCGCACCAGCGCAAGACTCCGGGAGGCCGAGTTCACGAAGGCCACCGGCAAGCGTGACTGGCTGATGGCTGCGGTCGTCGTGTCTGGTCTGGTCCTGCTCATCGGTGTCGTGCTCTCGCTGATCTTTATCACAATACCACAAGAGAATCAGCGACTCGCTGACATGACCTTCGGCGCGATCATGAGCATCGGCGCGTCTATTTTCAGTTACTACGTGGGAAGCTCACGCAGTTCGCACGTAAAAGATCAAACCATAAACAGCCTAAGCAATGCCCAGTCGTGACATAAATGACTGCACCGAGTTCCTTCAGCTCGTCTGGATGCAGTCCTCGAAGGTATACGCTGAGAAGTACAAGGACATGCCTCAGCCGTTCCTGACCTGCACCTTCAGAACCAACGAAGAGCAGAAAAAACTCTACGCTCAAGGCAGAACGAAGCCCGGCAAGATCGTGACATATATCGAGCAGAACGGCAAGCACAACGTCTACCCAGCGAGAGCCTTCGACATCGCATTCAAAAGACAGGGAAGCCTTGACTGGTCGTCGATCCACTTCAAGCGCTTCGCCAAGATCGTGAGCGATCTCTTCGATGGCGTCGAATGGGGTGGAGAATGGCGCCGATTTAAGGATCTACCACACTTCGAGCACTAACTTTTCAACACTTTACAGGCTAACCTTCAGTTAGTTGCGCTATATTAACAGCTCGCGACTAATAACTCCGTGTTTTTTCTTATTAATGTAGCAAAATAGTGACGTACATTTGTCTCACAAATTTAAAAAACACACCAAATGAAGTACTGTATCACGATCGAACAGATCAGCGGCTCACAGAAGTCGCACGCTGTTCACTTTTTCAGCTCATGGCAGGACGCTCACACGTCATTCATTCAACGCTGCGACGAGCTGGGCTACGACTACACCGAACTCCCACAAGGCACCGCGCTAATGAGTGCCGGTGGTGTTGGTCACGACTATCGCATCGAGCTCATGCCGTCGAACTTCGGCTTCCTAACTAACGAAGACGAGGAGGTAGAGTCATGAATATCAGCCTCACTCATCGGACGACGACATCGGTTGAGCTCGTCGCTCCTTCCTTCCGCGAGAACGTAGACGGCAACGTCTTCTGTGCTATCTTGGAGGATCACTATATTTACATCTACGAGTCATACAGCAAGGACTTCCGATACATCAAGACGGAAGCGATCAAGCAAGACGAGAACATCGACCCGCTCAGCTCCTTCGGTCGCGTGCTAACGAGTGACGAATTTATCGACTCCACTCAGGGCCGCTTCGAGGCTAAGCTCGCGCAAGTGTTCGTGGACATGACGACTTTTAGGAAGGAGGTGCAGCCATGATACTCCAGACCTACGCAGGCACCGTGATCCGTCACGAGATCACTGAGCCGATCTACAAGGCAAGCGGCACACGCGTGTACATTGCAATCTACAAGAGCCACTACATCCGACTCCAGCGTGATCGTGATACGACAGAGTGGTGCAAAATTGACCGCCATGCGTTCGATCCGGCTGAGCCTCTTCCCTTCGAGCATCCAGTTCATCAGTCCTTCACGGATCGCTATCACGTCATCACTGGGGCCCAGTTCGTTTTTCAGCTCGAAGGCGCTGTGATGTTCATGCATTCAAACTACGCAAAAACTCCAGAGTTATGAGATACCCAATACAAGACACCCACATCGACGCGCTCCA